GGAAAGAGGATAAATGAGAATATCAATGGACTAATCAGACAATACTTTCCAAAGGGAACTGATTTTAATGAAGTCTCTGATCAGGAAATAAATTTTGTGGTAAACCGATTAAATAATCGCCCCCGAAAAACACGGGGAGGGAAAACACCGAATGAATTATTTAAAGGAATACGAACATGTTTACTTCCGGATTAACGATGTTGCACTTATTATGTGAATCCAAGAAAGATTAATTATAAATAGAGAAATACTCTTTTTACTTTTCGTGTATTTTTTAATAAATAAAAAAAAACATAGAAAAAATTATTATAAATAAAAAATATAATAAAAGATCCATATCAGATGATTGAGTAGATATAATTAGTTCCTGACCCATATTATTTGGCTCATATAACGAGAAGATAACGTCCTTGCCAACTCCCTTAATTCTCTAACCTCTAAAGCTAGTAGTTTATCTTGTTCCATTCCTACCATCTCCATAAAAACGATTCACTATACATTTGGATAGAAGATCATAAATATAGATTATGAATATAACAAAAATAAACCAATAAAGAAACAATGAACAGAACTATATGGATAAATCCACCCGAACAACGAGTGGATTTTTACATAAGTAAATGTATTAAAATAATTAAACCAAGATACGCAGCATACGACGCAAAGGCTCTGCTGCTCCCCACAGCAATTGGTCACCGACAGTAAAAGCAGATAAATACTCTGGACCTATATTCAGTTTACGTAAACGCCCTACAGGAGTATTCAAAGTTCCCGTTACCGCCGCCGGGGTTAATTCGCGCATACTCAATTCGCGATCATTTGGAATAACACGAACCCAGTCATTATGCGCGGCCAGTAATTGCTCAATTTCAGGAATCGAAATATCTTTTTTCAATTTCAGAGTAAATGCCTGACTATGGCAACGCAGCGCCCCAATACGTACACACAAGCCATCCACGGTAATGATGTTATTACCGGTATTCAGAATCTTGTTGGTTTCTGCCTGACCTTTCCACTCTTCACGGCTTTGGCCATTATCAAGTTGTTTATCAATCCACGGAATCAAACTACCTGCCAACGGTACGCCAAATTGCTCAGTTGACATAACTCCACTACGGGTGAAATCCGTTACTTTTCTTTCAATATCCAGAATAGCCGATGCCGGATCTTGCAGCTCTTTTGCTACCTGAGTATGTAGAGCTCCCATCTGAACCAGAAGTTCACGCATATGACGAGCGCCCGCACCAGAAGCTGCCTGATAAGTTGCAACAGAAGCCCATTCAACCAAATTATTAGCAAACAAACCGCCCAAAGACATCAGCATTAGGCTAACGGTACAATTACCACCAACAAAAGTTTTTATGCCTTCATTAAGACCTTGCTGAATATGCGCATGGTTAACTGGATCAAGAATAATGATGGAATCATCATTCATACGCAGTGCTGACGCCGCATCAATCCAATATCCCTGCCAACCCGTTGCTCTTAACTTTGGATAAATCTCATTAGTATAATCTCCCCCCTGACAGCTAATAATAATATCCAAAGCACCAAGAGCTTCGATATCGAAAGCATTCTGTAACGTACCTTGCCGACCAGTAAAATCAGGTGCTGGCTGTCCGTGTTGTGATGTCGAGAAGAATACCGGACGAATAACATCAAAATCCCGCTCTTCAATCATACGCTGCATTAATACTGAGCCGACCATCCCGCGCCAGCCGATAAAGCCCACATTTTTCATCATTATTGTCCTACTTCGGTGAGTGTTGATTCAGTGATTCTGATTACACCAAAGCTGACAAAATATGACCAAGGACGCAAGTGAATTTATTAACTAATTCACAAGATATTTAGCAACGTAGCTAGCAGCAAGATATATAACAAATCTGGCATCTGAGTAAGAAGCCACCGGCTGGTGGCAAATATTTACAATTAACTTTTAATTTCAAGTCACATTCAATTGAGTTTTAGTTTTTTCTTTGGGATGCGGCTTAACACTTATTACTTCACCAGGTTTGGAAATAAAGCGGACAAACGTTTCATGGCTAACGAAAGTTGCACCACAATTGATGTTTTGACATTGATTATAACGTTCTTTTGTATGGCTGGAATGCTCAAAGCTACTGCGTGCATGAGCCGCTTTACCACAAAGAGGACACTTGATCATATTTTCTTACCCTTAACTAAAACATGAACTCTCATAATGTGAACAATATAGCAATGAGATCTCACTTAAAGAACAATTATTTCATATCGAGATCATCAATTTTTAATTCCAGAGTCAGTGCTGTTGTAAAACCACCACCAGATCCATTCACCGTGTGAGTGACTGTCGTTAATGTCCATTCGGCAGCATCTATTTCTGGTTTAAAACCGGTAACCTTGATTGGTATTTCAGGGTAGAGATCTGCACGCCCCTGAGCCAGTTGAATCGAAAACGTCGCTGCTCCACGTTGCATTTTTTCCCAGGCAACCTTGGCTGCACGTTTAGCACTAGCCTCATCAGCATAAGTACGAGAAAGCTCTAATACGTTATCTTTGCTACCGATCAAATAAGATTTTAATTTATCAGCATTTTCCTGATTTTTTCGTTCAACGGTTAAGGTATGTTTTTTCTCCGGTTTACGGACATCCAACCAGTTTGCTACCACGCCGGTATAAGCCTCACGATCGGACAGAGTAAAATTGTGGTTGTCACCTGACCGACGTGTAATCACTAATGCAGGGATAACCGCACCACTGGCTGTTTTGTTCTGTCCTTGCCGAATAAATATCAACTTACCATTTTTTACTGAAGCAATCGCCCCTTCCTGCCTTGCCAAGCGAGTGAGAAAACTACCATCAGACTCATTCGTCTGATCAATATGGTTAATCAATATTTTCGCTATATCTTGATGTAAATCGGCGGTAAGCCTATTCCTTGCAGCAATAGTGCGAACAATATCACCTATCGTTTTCTTATGATAAGACTCTTCACGTCTCATATTGAGAGATTCACGGAAATCAGCACTACGGGCACGAATCGTTAATTTGTCCGGAGCTCCACTGTGGCCAATTTCATCCACAGTAAAACGTCCTTTACTAATCAGTGGCTGATCACGCCATCCCAACGCCAATGAAATCACATTACCTCTGGAAGGTAACACCAAACTTCCATCTGCATCATCCAGTTCAATATCAAGCTGGTCGGCTTCAAAGCCTCGATTATCTGTCATCGTTAGTGACATCAGGCGCGATTGAATGCGCCCGCTGATATCTTTATTATCAATTTCCAAAAGAAATGCCGGTGCACCACCTTTTTCGGAACCTCTGCCAAATTTAGACGTCATGATCATACCTCTTTGACTCTATCTGACAAATTGTCTGTAAGCATAGAGAATTGTCCCTGAAGATCACCGAACATTTCAATTAGAGAACTATCTACTCGCTTCAATGTCAACGTGAAATCAATTTTGCGGGCAGAACCATTCGACATAAATTCAGTTTTTGTCTGGTCGATACTCTCAATGACAAACATACCGTAAACCGTGCCGCTGCCATCTATAAAAGACCAAGCCTTACCGCTGTCAGCCATAACTTGTAGTACCGTCAATGATAAACGGCCACCAGTAATTTCTGGATATAACGAACCGGAAAGTGTCATTGTGTCGTTATCCGGCCCCAGAAATTGCCAGGCAGGCCGCACCCCGATACGGCTATTAAAAGCATGTCGCCATGACTGAGTATATTGCATACTCTGGTATGGTGTGGTTTTCAACATAAAAACAAATAAACCCAGTGCAGCCATCATAATTAGAATTCTCCTCTATCAGAGAATGAACTACGTAAACGAGCCTGCTGTTTACGTTCCCGATCATCCAATTCGCGCCTAACTGCTGCTGCAATGTCCTGCGCAGATTGCCCCGGCGCACCATAGATATTTATATGATAGACCGGCGATTCACTGCGGTATTCAACCACCTGACGTTTGTCCGTTTTCTTTTCCTGAATCTGAGGATAAGCATGAACCGGTAAACTCTGAACATGCAATGGTGCGGTTCTGGCGGCGGTAGAAGGCGCCATTACGCTTAAAGAAAATACCGCAGCAGCAGCAAGTTTAGCAGTCTGTCGTCGGCTAATAACATTAACAGGGCCAGTGACAATCTCTGGTCCATATTCACCAACAATACCAACTCGACCAGCCGGAATAATGCCCCCTTTGTCATGTTTGGGCAGAACCGAATTAACATTAGGACTCACATTATTACTGGCATCTCTTGAAATATCTTCCTTTGACCGCATCCAGTCAGGGAGATACTCAGACAATGAAGTCAGTTTCTGTTTCAGGGCTTCCCATTTTTCATTAATCCCCTCCAATAAACTGTTAATTATCGCTGTGCCAACCTCTTTAAATTTACTAGGTAGATTCATTACGTCAGTAATAATTTCATTCCATTTATCCGAGATCGATATTTTAATATTCTCCCAGATATCCAATGTATTCTGTTTAACTAATTCCCAGGCATTACTAATATTAGTTTTAATACTTTCCCAAGTTTGCAGAACACTCTGTTTAATAGATTCCCATTTCTCAATGAGGTTAATTTTAATATTTTCCCAAAGATGAGAAAATCTCGGCCCCAATGTTTCCCAATTTTGCCAAATATAAACAGCAGCCATCGCAATTACACCAATAATGGCGAGGATTGGGTTAGCCATCATCAAACGACCGACGATCATCATGGTGCTACCCAACATCTTCAGAGCATTCCCGACTAATCCGAGCGCTCTCACACCAGTACTACCAAAGAAAGTAAGACTATACTTCGCTACAGCTAATGGAAGCAATATCGAAGCGATCGCCTGTGCCAATGCGCCAAACACAGTTAACATGCCTCCGACTACCACCGTAATAGTCGCAAGCGTTGCAGCCAAACGTGGATTGGCTTCCATCCACTCACTGACTTTATTGACTACATTGGTTACTTGCTGAGTGACTTCTCTTGCAGGACCTTCTACGCCAGAAAACATCTGAACGCCTAGATTACTCCAAGCGGCATTGAGTTTTTGGATATCACCAGTGAGATTATTCGTCACTACAGAGGCAACTTTTTGGGATTCACCTTGAACATTTTTCAGCTCAGCGATAAACGTTTGCAATCCTCCCTGCCCTGCCTGATTTACCAATACATCCAAAGCAGGAGCAGCATTTTCACCACCAATTGCTGTGAAATAACTTGTACGTTGTTTACCGCTCATTGAACGGGTTTTATCATCTAGTTCAACGAGAATATCAGGTAATTGCCGTAAATTACCTTTAGCATCACGAGTTTTAATATCTAGTTGTTTCAATGCGGCAGCAGCAGCTTTAGGCGGTTCAGCCAATCGGCTTAGTACATTGCTCAAAGCCTCTCCAGCTTCACTTCCCTTAATATTGGCATCACTTAGCTTTCTTGTGGCAGCCGCAACGGTTTCAATGTCAATCCCCAAAGAAGTAGCCGCTGGGGCGACAGATTTCATGGTGTCACCCAATCCCGCCAACGTTGTTTTTGAACCAATAAGCGTTGCCGTCAAAACATCACTAACATGCCCCATCTCTTCGGATTGTAATTTAAACCCTTCCAGTACATTAGTACTAATATCAACCACATTGGCGAAATCTGTACCGCTTGCCTGCGACATTAATACCGCGCCTGGCATCACATTCTTTATCTGGTCAGGAGAATACCCCTTGGAAGCATACAAGCTCTGTCCCTGTGCAATCTGGCTGGCAGGAATCCCTGTACTTTTACTCAACTCACGACTTTGATTGAGTAACATAGTGTATTCAGGAGAATTTTTTTCAATATTAGTTTGTGCCTGAATTTTGGACATTTGAGCACTGAGATCATAACCCGGCATCAAAAAGTTTTTACTGGTTGTCAGTATTTTGCTACCGGCTGATTTTGCACTAGCACCATATTGGCTAACGCGGTCACGAAGCTCTTTGATTTTGCTATAACGACCTTCACCGCGATTTTCTTCCTTTTTGTTACTGGTATGCGCAGTTTCCTGCGCATATTCAGGAGCAGAATAAGGTTTAATTGCTTCATAAGTCTGATTTAATCGCTTAAATTCATCACGATTTTGCCGGAGAGAATCCGCCAACCTTTTATTATTTCGCTGGGCAGATTTCAAGGCGCTGGTCAGCTTATTAACGGACTGTATTACCAATTTAAGCTGTGACTGTGTATTACTCATTTTCTGCACCACTTCGTAAGATGGCCCGATGTCGCCAGTCCAGTAATTCCGGTAGTGACATTTCATTTGTCACTGCCGGAGACCAGTGGAAAACGGTGGCAATATCTGCCACCAATTCATCTACGGTTAGTCGGTCTGGAAACCGGACTTCGCCGACTTCGGTAACAAAAAATTGACCACCTCAACACTGAGATTAATCAGATCGCCGGGCGTCATTGACAACAGATCGCTTTTAGTGAGCGCAGGTATGGTAACGCGTGGCAAAACCAATATCATTGAGTCCACATCCATTTCCAGCAAAGCCTGTAGCCGAGCACCACGCAGCGCGCCACTGTTCGGTTTGCGCACCACCACTTCAGTGATGTTGCTACTACCACGTGCAAGCGGTTCTTCTAATACGATTGTGCGCTGCTCGTCGTTTTGAGTAATTAGTGTTTCTGTCATGGTTCAACCTTGTTTATCCGATTAGATTAAAGACCCATAGCGCGGCGGTGATCTGCCAAGCGATCTTCACCATTAACGACTTCAACCATGTTAACGGTATCCACTTCGATCAGAACTTCACCATCCCATGTCAATTTGAAATAGGTATTTTTAGCGCTGATTTTGGTCTGAGTATTATCTCCCTGCTTATAAGTACCGTGGTCAAACTCATGGAAACGGCCACGCATCACGATTTCAACAGCAATCACATCGCTGGTATCATCGCGCTGGTAGGAGCCCGCAAAGCGCAACATTACGCCGTCGGCTTTGGTCAGTCCCCATTGCCGATAATGTTGAGCTTCCATACCTCCTAGAGTAAATTCAACGTCCAATGCACCTTCATCCAAGCCTAAGTCCACGGTTGCGCTACCGTTCATGCCAGCGCCACGATAGGTTTCCAGTTTACGACTCAGCTTAGGCAGAGTAAGTTCTTCTACTATTCCCTGATAACTATTGCCATCATTAAACAAGTTCAGGAATTTAAGTTTGCGAGGTAATGCCATCTGTGTCCCCTTAGCCGTTTATGCTTTTCGCGAAATCCATCAGGTAACGATCTGTAATACGCTGGCGTAACATCATGTTTTCCAGTGGTGGTACAGGTGTATAGTCGTAATCGAGGGTCAATTTACCCGCTTTCAAGGTGTCTTTATCATTGGCGTTTTCGTCATACCAGCATTGACCGTCAATAATGTAGCCCCCAGATTTCAGTTCACGGAACTTAGCATTGATACCTTCGATAATGTCCCGTACGAGTGAAGGAGTTAGTGGCTTATCGATTGCCCACATATGTGCTTCCGCCATAGTGTCAGCTAAGACTTGGGCAGTACGAGTGTAACTTTCGAACTGGAACAATGGGTCATCAGCGCAGGTACGGGACCCCCAGAAACGGAAGCCATTTTTACGGATAAGTGTCGTGATACCATTTTGGTTTAGCAGACCTGAATCTGTTGCTGGATCTTGAAGATCCCAGAATACATCTGCTGAAAGACCGGTCACACCATTGACACCGATGTTGGACAGTGTTTTGTGCCAACCTGTTTCTTCATCAATTTTTGCACGCAAACCCAATGCACGAGCAGTAGCGTAGGCGATAGTTTCTTTATTAGAAACAGTATCCCAACTCAGGAAATCAGGCCAAATCAGCATTAATTCGCGCTGACTGAAGTTTTTGCGATATTCGATAACTTCTGAGATAGTCTTACTACCATAGGCGCTGATATAAGCCATTGCTCTCAGTTTCTGCGCGATACTCGCCAACTCAACAGCAACAGCCTTCGTATCCAGCCCAGGGACGCCCAGAATACGTGGCTTCACACCTAATTGGCTTTGTGCTGCCAACAGTGCCTGTATACCGGTTTTCTTACCTTCATTAGTTGTAGTACCAATGATGTTGCTGGTAGTTTGCTCTTCCGTTTCACCTTGTGCTACACGGACAACAACAGTAACGGGTTTAGACTGGTCTGAGATAGCTTTGAGTGCCTGAGGCAATGTACCGGTTTTACCAGCTTTGCCAATGGCGAGTGAAACATCAGTAATCAAGACCGGAGTGTTTAGTGGAAAAGTTTTTTCGTCTGCTTCAGGACCAGTACACACCATACCAACAATAGCGGTGCTAACTGTGGTGATGGTACGTGTGCCTTCGTTAATTTCCTGTACACGGACGCCGTGATGATAATCTTGTGCCATATTAGCGGTTCTCCTGTTAAGGTGTCCCGCTATGTTGAAGTATCCAAATTATTAAATCATTCGATGGGAAATGTGTGGGAGATGATACAAATCAGGTCGCTTAATTTATTATTTTTTCTAATTATTTAATTATTTGTACTTCATAGAGAGTGGAAAAAGAAACCTCTATAAATCAATATCTGTTTCTTCTGGAGTGAACTTTTAGCTCTGTTCATTGATTATTTTTTCACAGATTTCACCGACCAAAATAGATTATAATTTATACATATCAACGCATTTCTCTGTAAACCACAGTTCTGGTCATTTATTAACACCCGAATATAGCCAATCTTCGGCATATATAGTCCCGCTTAGTACCAATACGAAACTATTCTTTCGGAAATTTCACCGATAAGTGAGTTTTTAAAAATCTTGGTTTATTAGAAAAGCTAATTCCGATAGGGGTGCCACTTCCTTGGCCGACGGCCACACTACCGGATGGGTGGTTGCAATGCAATGGTGCGGCCTTTGATAAAGCGAAATTTCCGGAATTAGCTAAGGCTTACCCTGGTGGTAATTTGCCCGATTTGCGAGGAGAATTTATTCGCGGTTGGGATGACAA